TTGATTGCTAAGAATCCAGAGTATGGTTGGTTTATTGTAGGCGATGCTAATGCTGGTGAGTTTTCACCTAGCGTATATCAGAGCCAACGTAATACTCCAGTTGCACCTGGTAGCACAAGGAACTTCCGTGAGTCTCAGGACCCGTATGATGCTATTGCATCTACTCAGGCTGAAAAGGGTTGGATTACCTACAATAAAGGTATGGATATCCTAGAAGCAGAGCGTATCGGAAGAGGCTTACCTAGTTTAAATGTTAAGGCAGCAGAAGATTTGGCTGACCGTAAACGTCAGTTTATCGAAGAACTTAGTCAAGAGAATCCAGAATGGGCAGAAGTTCGTGGAAAGATTGATACCCAAAAGGTATATAACTTCCTGAAGTTTGCTAAAGATATAGTATCTGACCCTAGAGTTTCTGGAAGACCAGACCTACAGGCTATGTCTGACTATCTTGAAGGACGAGCATATGTCCGTGACATACTCGCAAGTAGAAAAAGTAAGTCTATAAACTCTGTAGAAAATCAAGACATCAAGGAAATGTGGGACACATTTACTGGTGGATTACTAGATGAATATATATCATTCAGTAGAGTGTACAATCGTATCCTTGAAAATGATGATTTAACGAAAGGCTTGTAGCGTGGGTGGTGCATTAGATAATCTAAAAGGTGGCAGTACAGCGTCTACTGCTGGACAAGTATATGTTGGCCCAGGTAAAAAGAAAACTATTAAGTTCAAGAAGACTGGTTATGAACTAGAAGTTGTTTCGGATACTGCTAAGGCGAGTGACTTAAAGTCAAGTTATTACACTGACCCAACCGTTGAATCTAATTGGATTAACACTCTTCGTAAGTATGGCTATGGAAGCGTGGACCCACTTAAGGCTGCAGCAATTTATGAATTGGCTGTAGATGGTGCATCGGATTGGTACACTAAATCTAAGGGTTCCCGTAAGATAACACCTGAACAATACCTACAATGGTATGCAAAGAATCAAGGTGTAGGCGATGACAATACCCCTAAGGTATCTGTCCAAAAGTATCTATTCCAACCAGAAGAAATTCAATCATTGATTGATGATACACTTAAAAGTGTCTTAGGTCGTAAGGCTACAGATAGTGAGAACAAAGAGTTCTATACCGCTATCCAAAAGATGATTGACGCAGGAACAGTTACTACAACCAAGAAGGTTGGTGGTAAAACTGTTACCGAAACAAAGCCTGGGTATACTAAGGAAAAGGCTCAAGCCTTGATTAAGAAGAGTGTAGAAGAAAAGGCACCACAAGATTTAGCGGAGAAGCAGAGTCTTGACTTTGCCGACTTCCTATCAGGACTAGGGGGCTAAAGTGGCAGACACAGCATTTGGTATTACCGCTGATTTAATTAAACAATTCCCAGAACTTCAAAAGGTATTTGACCTATGGAAGGCTGGCAATACAACTGATGCAGAACTAGAATACTATAAGACTAGTTACTATAAGAATCTTACTTCTAATGCGCAGACACGCCAGAAGAAGAAAGTATCTCAGCCAGGTGTATATGCTCAGGAACTTGAAGCATATAAACTTGAACAGAAGAAGCGTCTTACTGCTAAAGGTGTAACCGTATCTGATGCTACTCTAGAAGATGCATATCTTAAGGGGCTTAGTGATTCACAACTAGACCTTAATGCTTTATTCTGCTAGCGCATTTCCAGTATATGCTGACCAAATAAACAAAGGAACTAGTGTTGAGGCATTGACATCAGCCTATAAGTCTTCTATGGCTAACATACTAGAGATTGATGCAGACAGTATTACATTTAATGACCCTACTCTTCGTCGGGCTTTACAGTACATTGGGCCTGATGGTAAACCAGCAGTTAAACCAATATGGCAATTTGAAACCGAATTGCGTCAAGACCCTCGTTGGGAAAAAACAGATAATGCTAGAAAAGTTGGAGATGCAATATCAATGAAAGTTCTCCGCGACCTTGGATTGGCGTAAACATGGCAGCACCTAAAGTTCCTATTGCTAGTACTACAACAGTAAAGTCTGGACAGACTATCTCTGCTATTGCTGCTAAGGCAGGAGTTAGCGTTGCTGCTGTAGCGGCTGCTAACCCACAGATTTCTAATCTTAATAAAATCAATGTTGGACAAAAGGTAAATATTCCAGTTGTCAGCACTGCTACCAAGACTGCGACTAGCACATATGCTGGTGGAGTTACTGGTGGAACTAATCCATTCTCTCCTACTTCTGGCGTAAGTGCAGCAAAACTTGAAACAATTTCTAAGGCTGCTGGTATTACACCAGTATCTGGTTCAACTGGTTCAACTGGCGCTACTGGCAATGCAGAAGATGCAAGGCAAGCAGCAATAGATGCTGCTAATAAAGCGGCTGCAGATGCAGCAGCAAAGGCTGCAGCAGACGCAGCCGCTAAGGCCGCAGCAGATGCACTAGCAGCAGCAGAAAAAGCAGCAGCAGAGGCTAAGGCTAAAGCAGATGCAGAAGCAGCAGCACGTGCAGCAGAACTTGAAAGAATTAAAGCAGAACTTCTTGCAGCAGCAGATGCTGACAGACAAGCACTTCTTGCCCAATTAGCAGCGGCGCAAGCAGCAGCAGATGCCGCAGCAGCGGCAGCAGCAAATGCAAATGCAGCAAATTCAGCAGCATTAGCGGCAGCAAATGTAGCAGCACAACAGAAAGCAGCAGAAGATGCGGCCAAGGCTGCAGCAGAAGCAGAAAGAGTTGCTGCGCAACGTGAGTCTATTGGCAAGATTATTGCAGATAGATTTGCCAAGTATGGTCTTGCTAGTCTAGGTGCTAAAGTTCTAGACCTTGCTCGTCAAGGATATTCAGAAGACACAATTACATTAGAACTTCAAAGCACTCCAGAGTATCAACAACGATTTGCAGCAAATGCTACACGTATTAAAAAGGGATTAACTGTCCTTACTCCTGCAGAATATCTTGCTAATGAAGATGCCTATCGTCAGACACTTCGTGCATATGGATTAACTCAATTTGATAATGATGCATATGTAAGACAGTTCATTGAGAACGATGTATCTCCATCAGAGTTGTCAACTCGTGTATCTATGGCTGTTCAAAGAGTTCAGAACGCTGACCCTGCAATTGCTAGAACACTTAAAGATTATTATGGAATTGGTTCTACTGATATGGTCGCTTATGTTCTTGACCCTAATCAGCAGTTACCTAAGATTCAGCGTCAGATTGCAGCAGCCGAAATTGGCGTAGCCGCAAGAGTACAAGGACTTGAGACTGGTGTTGCAGTAGCGGAACAACTAGCAGCACAAGGTATTACTCAGGCTGAAGCGCAAAAGGGATATGCAACAATTGCAGATATCCTACCTACCGCACAGAAGTTAAGTGAAATCTATGGAACAACACTTCCTGGATATAATCAAGCAGAAGCAGAACAAGAAGTATTTAATACCTTGGCTTCAGCACAGCGTAAGCGTAAAGCACTTACTGAAAGAGAAATTGCAACATTCTCTGGTAAGTCTGGAACTACAAAAGCATCGCTACTTAGCACAACAGGCGGACAAATATAGAATCCTGACATTGACCTATCGGCCCAATGCAGCGTATAAGACCGACAGTAGGAGCCAGCCAGTTTCCCCGAACTGAACTGCGGCCTGCGACTAACAACGAATAGAAGGGTGGTAGTTGCTATGAGCAACAATTACTGGGAAGATGAAGACGAAGACCTAGATACTGACCAAGGTTTCTCTGGTGATGGAAGTGACTTGATTAAGAAGTTACGGAAAGCAAAGAGAGCCGATGAGAAGCGTATTAAGGAACTCACTGAGCAACTTGAGGGATTATCCAAAGTGCAGCGTGAGCGAACCGTCAAAGAAGTCCTGGAAAAGAAAGGCGTAAAGATGATAACGCAGATTTATTTGGAATTAAAGTACAGCAAGATGAGCCTAAGATGGCAGAACAAGACCGTGCTGCTTTACGGCAGCAAGATGTTTTGACACAGGCCGCGTTTACTCCAGACAGAATGGAAGAACTTAATTCAAGGATTGACAATGCAGATTCTATGGATGCATTGTTAGATGTTCTTCGTTCACAACAACAATCATAGTTTCTAGTCACTGGAGGTGACGAAATGGCAAACTCATATGTATCAACAGACTCCGCTTCTTTAGGCGGTAGCGCTGGTGGTGCTGGTTTAGTCCAGAAGGCGTATGACCGTCTTCTAGAATTCGCTCTCCGCTCTGAACCACTAATTCGTTCAGTCGCAGATAAGCGCCCAGCACGTCAAGCAATCCCTGGCTCAACCGTTGTTCTACAACGTTATGTTGACCTTTCAGCAGCAACAACTGCTCTAACAGAAACAACTGACCCAGATGCAGTAGCAATGTCAACACCAACATCAGTAACCATTACTCTTAACGAGTACGGTAACTCAGTGTTGGTAACTCGCGCTCTTGAGTTATTCTCATTAGCAGATGTTGACCCTGCAATCGCAAACATTATTGCGTTCAACCTAGCAGATTCTATCGACGCTGTAGCAATGACAACATTGCGTGGCGGAAGCAACGTAATCTACGCAGGTGCAACAGCAACATCAACCGCAACTATTACAGCCGCAGCAACAATTTCTTCAGCAAACATCCGTAAGGCTGTTGCTAAGTTACGTGCTAACAAGGCTAATGGTCGCAAGGGTTCACTATACTGGGCTGGTATCCACCCAGAGGTATCCCACGACCTACGTGCTGAGACAGGTTCAGCAGGATGGTTGCTTCCTAACCAATACGGTTCTGCACAAGACCGCATCTGGGCAGGAGAAATCGGAACATACGAAGGTGCATACTTCGTAGAGTCTCCACGTCTTTACAATGCAACTGACGGTGCATCATCTGCACGTAACTACCGCACAATTATCTGCGGACAGCAAGCACTTGCAGAGGCAGTGGCAGAAGAGCCACATGTAGTAATCGGACCAGTAGTTGACAAGTTAATGCGTCACCGCCCAATGGGTTGGTACGGCGTACTAGGCTTTGCTCGCTACCGCGAAGAGGCACTATACCGAATCGAATCAGGTTCATCAATCGCTTAGTTGATTGACGGTAGG